CTCGCCGGAGGTCTGGATCACAGTGCCCAGCTTGCGGATCACATTCTCCTGCTCCAGAGCTTCGATCAGGCGGGTGTCCCACTCAGCGGGAACCAGATAGCCGCCGCTGGCGTCAATGCCCTCGATGAGCACATTGGAGACCTGACGGAAATTGGAGCGCAGAGCGCCCAGCATGGCGTTCTTGTACTCGTCAGAAGCGCGTCCGGTCTTCGCCGTGCCAGTGGTGCCGGGCTTGCTGGTCAGCGGGGTGCCGATGGTGCGGGAAAGCTCCGCGTCCAGGGCAAGGCCGCGCTCATTGCGCTTGATCTCTTCGCCCAGGCCGATGATCTCCTGCTCCATCTTCTCGTAGGTGGCGACGTCCTTTGCGGACAGCATGCCCTTCTCGTCCCGATGGGAATCGAGGAACTGCTTCGCCTGTTCCCAGGCGCGGGCACGGTTCTCACGCAGTTCGTTTACAGTGAAAGATCTACTCATGAATAATACCTCCTGCCTCTTCGGGCAAAAATAATAGCTCCCATGAGGGAGCCTGGTTGAAATGGCCCATAACCGGGCCGGTTATAAAGAACAGCGGCAGAGGGGCTTCTCTGACCACTGCGTCTTCTTTATTTGGATTCCTTCTTCGCGGCATAAATGCCTGCGTCCTCCAGTTTGATCATCGCGCCCTGGATGAGGAAATTGTCGCCGCCCATATCTGCCGGGATCAGGTCGAAGCCCTCCAGGCGGCGCACATCGTTGGGACACATAAAGCCGTTGTTGATGCCAACGGCATAGCCCTCCATGCGGCTCTTATAGTCGCCGCGAAGCAGTCCGTCCACATTGAAGCGGATGGAATACTGCTTCTTTTCCACCCGGCTCAGAAGAGAGCGTGACAGGCTCTGCTCCCATCGGATGATCCAGGGCGTCAGGCTGTACATCACGAAATCGAGAGACATCTGTTCGATGTTGTTGAACGTAGCCCGCTCCAAGTCCTGTACCAGATGCGGAGGCACGCGGAAGATGCGGCAGATTTCTTCGACAGAGAATTTCCGCGTTTCCAGAAGCTGGCTGTCCTGTGGTGACAAAGAGATCGGTTTGAAAGTCGTGCCCTGTTCAAGTACTGCTACCTTTCCGGCATTGCGGGATCCACCGAAAGCTTCATTCCAGGACTGGCGGAGAAGATCAGGGTTCTTAATGAGGGTTGGCGTTTCGAGGATGCCCATCGGAGCCGCGCCGTTAGCATAATATTTGGAACTGTATTCGTCGGCGGCGAGGCCAGCGCCCACTGCATTCCGGCAGGCGGCTATTGGGCTCATGCCCACCAGACCGTCAAAGCTCAGTCCAGGGACGTGCAGCACATCGGCGGCATCGAGGATCACGGTGTTCTGCTCCATGGTCGGCGGTTCCGCGTCATATCTTGTGTAGCGGTAAAACAGCCGTCCGGTCTTTTCATCCCGCTCCACGCTCATGCGGTTCGGCATCAGCGGGTACAGCGCCACAACCTCGCCTCGTCCGTTACGCAGGATTTGTGCGTAAGCATTGCCGTAGAGAAGCAGGTGCGCCATCAGGGGCCCCCGCAGCGTGTAGCTGCTCATCTCCGGGTTTGGCTCGTCATGGAGCAGAAAGAACAGCGGGTGATCCTCCGCTTTCTCCTGGTTGCCGTTTTCGCCGCGCACATACACATGCAGCGGCAGACTGGCGATGGATTCGCTGAGGACGCGCACACAGGCATACACAGCGGCCATCTGCATGGCGGTGCTCTCCGTCACCGGTTTTCCGGCGGCGCTCTGTCCGAAAAAGAAGCGCGGACCGGTACCAGCGGCGCGGTTATCCATCCGCCCTTTGAATATACTCTGAAAAATGCTCATTTTTCCTCCTCCCGCCCTTCAAGACGGCTGATTACCTGCGGCACATCCATCTGCCAACGTGCTGCCGCAGGGTACTTGACATGGGTATTATAATGGGCTTGAAAAGCCCATTAGGGTTGAAAAAAGCCGCTGACTGGCGGCTATAGGCGGCGCTCAGATAAACAGAAGCCCGCGATGCTCGTACACAGATTCGGTCTGTGTATTTTCATTTCTGATGGCTCTGTCCAGCGCCATAACCAGGGCAACCGCGAGGTCAACTTTCTCAGTGACTTTGGCCTTGCTGATCTTGATATTGCCCGCCGGGTCGGTCTGCACCACGCAGTTATCCATGCACCAGCGCAGCACCGGATGGCCGCCGTGGGCGAGCTTCTGTTCCAGCGTCAGCTTGTACAGTTCCTTCGTCGGCGCGGACATATCCTTAAAGCCCTGCCCGAAGGGAACCACCGTCATACCTTCATCAGCAAGATGCTGTATCAGCATCTGGGCGTTCCAGCGGTCATACGCGATCTCACGGATGTCGTAATGCTCCCGCAGTTCCATAATCTTGGCTTCGATGGCTTCGTAGTCAACGACATTGCCCTCGGTGGCGAGGATGAAACCCTGCTTACGCCATAGGTCATAGTTCACATGATCGCGCCGGGAACGCTGATCTATGGTTTCCTCCGGCACCCATGCGAAGGGCAGGATGTAGTAGGGTTCATCCGGAATCATCGGCGGGAACACAAGCACAAGAGCCGTCAGGTCTTGCGTAGAGGACAGGTCGATCCCGGCATAGCAAGGACGGCCATGAAGTATCTCTGCATCCACAGGAGCCGCGCATTTGTCCCATTTTTCCATCGGCATCCAACGGACAGCCTGTTTCGTCCAGATATTGAGCCTGAGCGTCTTAAACACATTCTCCTCGGACGGGTTCTGCTTCGCTGATTCGCAGGCTTCCCGGATTGCGGATTCCTGAAATGTGACCCCCATGGACGGATTAGCTTTGCGCCAGGTTGCGGGGGCAGTCCAATCATCGTCAGGCTCGGCGGCATACACAACCGGGTAAATAGTAGGATCGGTCCTGTGCCCGTCCAGAATATCTTTCGCCTTCTGGAATAGTTCATATCCGATGGAGTGAATGTTGTCACCCGCCGTAGAAATGATGAACTGAAGCGGCTGCTTTCGCGCATCACCGCTACCCTTGGTAAGGACATTGTAGAGGTCAGGGTTCTTCTGGACATGAATTTCATCCACAATCACGCCATGAGCGGAAACACCGTGGGCGCGGTCAGCGTCGGAACTGAGCACCTGATAAAAGCTGTTGGTCGGCAGGAAGACAATGCGTTTTCGGCTATCCAGAATCTTGCACCGCTTCTTCAGCGCCGGAGAAAGCCGAATCATATCGGCGGCCACATTGAACACAAGTGATGCCATCTGCCTGTCCGCTGCCGCGCCGTAGATTTCCGCTCTCTGTTCGTGATCGGCGCAGAGAAGATACAGCGCAATAGCGGCGGCGAGCTCGCTCTTCCCGGCCTTCTTTGGTATGAAGGTTATACACTGCTTAAACTGTCGTGTACCATCTTCCTTCACGATACCGAAAAGGTCACGGATAATCCTGTCCTGCCAATCGAGCAGCTTGAAGGGCTGATTGTAGAACGCACCTTTCGTGTGTTTCAGTGATTCGATGAAGAACACGGCGCGGTCTGCTTTTTCCTTGTCAAAATGACTGGTCGGCAGCATGAACCGCGACGGCTCATACACATATGCCTGCGCAATCTGTTTTTCTTCCATAACGGATCATACCTCCTTCCGTTTTGCACAAACCTCCTACCAAATTTGGTAGAAGGTTATCTTTAATCCGACAGCAGAGATTCCAGAAGATCATCGTGCGGACTGCCCTTATAGCTTTCGGAGCAGTTTTCCTGGACGATCTGATAGATTTGGAGCCACAGGCTGTTGGACAGCTTCAGATAGCTCTGTGCCTCAACCACAAACGGGCTCTGCGTCGGAAGGCCGGTTGTCGGGTGCCGGTTCACAAAACCGAACTGGCTGGACACGCCTTCGATCTGAATCCACCGGGCAGTCGCCATGGCGTATTCATGCAGCAGGACTGGGTTGATGAGATGTGCGCAGTTGCGCTCTTTCAGCCATTCCCACGTTTCAGTGTAGATTTCATCCGCATGAAGCTCGCCCATCCGCTGTTCCGCCGTCATGAAATCCTTGATCGGCGGCATGGAGATATTCTCCAACTCCGGAGGTTCCGGTAGCTTCATCACGGTGGCCGATTTGCCTTCCTTGATCTTCTCCGACAGCGGCTTTTTCTTTCGGCCTGCGCCGGGACGTCTGCCACCGCGGTTGGTTCCGTCTTTCGCCATACAATTCTCCTTCCTGTTGCCGCGATGCTCAGTTATAAGGATGGTGCAGTTTTCTGCACATTCCTTGTTTGATTTCTTTGATTTCGTTTGATTTCCAGACCGCTTTTTTCAAACAGAAAGGCATCCCGGATACCGTTGGATCGCCCCCAAAATGTATCCGAAATGCCCTGTTTATAAGGACTCGTGGAAACCGATGCCTTTTGGAACTGGCCTCTGGCGGCAGTCCATTGGCCCCGTTTGATTTCTGATTTTTGCACACGACAGGGGCCGACGGTCTCCGCTGTGGTCTTTGTAGGGATTAGGCCTACCCCCGGGGTCGGAATTCAAACGGGTTTCAAACGGTTTTCAAACAGAATCAAACGTCAGATTGTTCACTTGCCTCCATTGGTGAGTAAACGGTCACGCAGCACTCTCATCCGACTCTGGAAGCTTCGCTTTCTGCTTCTGACTCATTGCGTACCATTCCAGTGTCTGCTTCTCTGGCTTCAGCGCCGGCTGCTACTGCATTATGCTTCTTGGGAAAATAAGTGTCAGGGATCAGCCCTCGCTTCACCAGCAGGCGCTTCAGCTTTGGCAGGGCTTTCGCATGAAGCATCTTCACGGTCTCTACCGGGAGCTCCATTGCCCAAGCAATTGCTTTCCAGGACTTCCGCTCCACATATCTTCTTGTGAAGACCATCCGCTGCTCTTCGCTGTCAAGCTGACCAATCAGTCCTTTAATCTCTACCCTGACGCGCTTCATATCCTGCTTGGCATCCGCAAGCTTCTGATGAACTTCGTCACGGTAGGCGGTGAGTTCTTCGTCGGGATCGGCGACTTCATCCAGCAGTGCTGCCCTGCTTCGGATTGCCTCAACCCTGCGTCTGCAATCGTTCACACGGTTGAGATACACCATGACATCCCTGAACCAGTCCTTCGGATCCGGTCTGTACAGATGAATAACCGTGACGAGATGCTCCTGCTGAAAATCATGCAGTGTAGTCATTTTCTTTTTCCTCTCTCCGTACAATGCCCGGCGGCAAAACAAAAGAACCACCGACAGCTTTGCCGATGGCTTTCTGAATAAGATATAGTGAAACCGTGTATTCCAGAGGAACGCTGCCCATTCATCGTTCTGATGGGTTCACACTGCCGCTGAACCATCCCGTCTGTGGTAAAAAACGGTGTGGTATTTTCTCTGAGTCCTTATATATATTATTATTTTTCTTTTTTATTCTTTAGAAGAAAAGAATAGGAAATACCACACCACAACAGATGGCAAAAACCCTTGCAGCATAAGGCTTTTCGGCTGTGGTAAAACTGTGGTAAAACTGAAACGGGCGTCATCCGCGGTCACTTTTACCACACTTTTGACCGCTCACCGGCCCGTTTCTTATGGTCGTCAGCCCTTGTGAATCCGAATCACGGTCCATTATCACCCCTCCGCCTCTCCTGATGCCATTCATTTTTACCACACTCCGGAGAGCCATCACAGGTACTCCATCGGCGGCTGTCCCAATACAAAATCACCCAGGTCGTATTCTCCCCAGGCTTCCGGGATCGGTGTGTAATCCCGCAGCACCGTTCCCTTTGCATTAGTCACAGTCATTTCTTCGTACTTCGTGCCCAGGGAATCCGCGATTGCCGTAAAAAACTTCTTCTTCGATTTCTTGTAGAAATCTCCGTAGACCTGCTGGTACCAGGACTTATACGCTTCATAGACCTTTGTGACTGTGCAGGGATCATCCCGCTTCACCGGCCCCTTCCGCTTCTGCATAAATGTCGTGAAGAACTCCAGCGCAGTGTTGTTTTCCACCTTGTAATCCCAACGTTCCTCGGCGATGCTCTTCGGTTCTGTGAATCTGTATCCGCGTCGGATCACTTCCCGGAAGGCCATGACAGCCTTAAATACGATGCCTGCGCGTTCTGCGTACATCTTATCCAGTAATTCATGGTCCTGCTTTTCAGGAGGCAGAACATTTGGACAGTGAATCGGCAGGATGCGCTCAAACACCCACTGACCATCGTCGCCGCCGAACTTCGGCAGATTGTTCATGCAAAACCACAGCATTCCCCGGTATTCAAACTGGAAGGAATCCTGGCCCTTAAATTCGATGAACATGGAATCGCCGCCGGTCGCCAGCTTGAAGGTCTTTAGCTCGGATACCGTCATATAGGACATATCCGAAGTGCCTGCAAGCCTCTTTCCGTAGATTGCTGACGTGCCGAACCGTGACTCCATCTGCTGAAGATCGATGCCGATGTAATTGCCGGGGCCTAAGAGTCTCTCCGTCAGACGTTTCAGTTGGCTTTTGCCCGTGTCTCCGGGGCCGTACATGAACAAAGACTTCTTCATCCGGCTCCCCGGTACATTGGAGAGGCAGGCTCCCATAAACTCAAGGAGCAGGGTCTGTGTCTCCTGATCACCGCTTGTCAGGGTATCAAGATAGCTGTCAAATACCGGAGTCGGTGACTCCCCGCCCGTCCAGTCACAGGGGATTTTGATGGAGGACAACACGTCCGGACCGTGGGGACGGATAGTAAGGCTGCGGATATCCAGCAGGCCGTTCTGGAAATTGATGAGCGTCTCATCCGCATTCAGTTCGGTCTGCAAAACATAGTCCAGATCCGTTACCAGCTGCTTATACGCCTCATCGAT